ATGTGTCAAGACAAACTTGTATTAATTGGTTTGGTTGTATTGTTACCTCATCGAGTCCTACTAGATCAGTAGCACAACATCCTATTTCCCATGTACAAGGTTGATTAGCGTCAAGAGGACAAATTAACTGATAAGTTTTACAGGACATAAAAATAAATTATCTACAAATTTACAAAAATTTATTGGTGCTAATCAAAAAAGCCCCATATCCCCGTTTGATGATGTTTAGTAAAAGAAATATCGTTAGAATTGTTAAAAAGAGTTGCAGGTAAAATATCAAATGAGTATTGATTATTTTGTTTTACAAATTCAGATAAAGCTATCGGGCCTACTGTTTTTCTTACAATGTGCCCCGGTATGTGCTCCGTTATTTGAGGGTACTTGCTCACAACTTCAATATTTTCAATAATATTTTTACGACATTGTAGCAAAAATTCTGACCAAAAGTTAGAGGGTGGAGAAATCATTAAACTGTTTTGAACATATTCATCACTTGCGTTCGCTTCTACTATATAAATTTTTTGTTTATCAAGTAAGTGTATAAAAGGAGCAGTGAGCTCCATATCCATATCAGCGTATACTCCCCCTATATTTTCTAGTATTACATATCTAACGTAATCTAATTTGAATATTTTATGCAGTCCGCTAATTACTTTATAAAATTCTGAATCATAACATTTTAAATAAGTGTCAATGTCATTATCATTCCATATTTTATAATTACAGTTATATTTTTGCCAAGACTTTAAACAATGATGCCATAGTTTTGGCCATTTAGTTCTATCTTCAGGCGCTAAAAAATGTATTATCATGCGAACTTATAATGAACGTAAAAGTTTCTAAAATAATTTCCTCCAAATAATTCTTTTCTTGCATGTTCACAAACAGCAGATTCATATAATATCATATCTCCAGGCTGAGTGTAGACCTTGTACCACTCTCCATCATGACCTTTAATATCTAAAGGCCAGTCGTCTGCATATTTTTTGTTTTGACAGCCACACGTTAAATCTTTATCTACTATAATAATTGAAGATATATGGTGAGTTTCAGCTCTGTCTACGTGTTCTTTTAAACTTGAACCTTTTTCATAAGAGCGTATACCATAAACAAAAGTTGGTATAAGTTCTTTGCCGCAAAAATCCTCATGCATTTCTTTTAGCTCTTCATGTAATAAATTTTTAATTGAAGGTAGATGGTCAAAACTCAAAAGCTTTGTGTCTCCTGGCACGTATTCTTCTTTACCACTAAATTGCTCTACTGATTCTTTTTCTTTTAATAAATTATAACAATCTTTAATTATAGACCAAAGTTTATCTGGACATTTTGTTAAAGAAAAACCATTTTCAGTGAGTCTAGGAAGAGGCCCTTCAGAATTTACTTTTGGTTTTGAAACCTTAATTATTTTACTTTCTAAAACCGGCTCAGGTTTTTGAACTACAGCTGATTCATAAGGTACAGGTTGAAGATTTTTATATTCTTCATATTTTTTCATATCCCCTGCTCCATCCCATTTATTTTCTCTCCACCAAGAAGTAACTATATATTTTTTACCTGATTTAACAGCTACACCTTCGTGCAAAGTCTCTGATACAGTTGCACCTTCATGCATATTTTTCCACCACAATGCTTTTCCTTTTTCTGCCACGACTGATTTTTTTAAAGTAGGAAAGTTAGTTTCACCTCCCTCAAAGTCATCGTTAAGATATATCATCAAGGTGTGAGTTCTGTTGCCAGAGGCTCTACAATGCATGTTATAAGCTGGGCCTGTAAAAAAGTCATTATGAGGTTTAAAGTATTGTCCAGGCTCATATAATTGGCCTTGCAGTGACTCTCCTTTTTCTAAAGGTAAATTTAAGTATTGAGAAATTTTAGAGTGAATTTCTTTTACTGTTTCTAAATTTGGGTCTAAATTACTTGTGCTTGATGTTCTATGGTCGGTAACATCTGAGCGGTCTGTTCCACCAACAACAACTGAAGAACGGGTGTGATTGGCGTCAATTAATTTTATTATTTCATCACACTCTTCGTGAGAAATAAAGTTAGGAATTTCGTGCATTTGATTGGATTTAATTTATGTAAAGTTATTAAAATTATTGTTGCTGACAAATTAGACAAGGCCCAAATTGACCATTAGACCATTCCCTATAATATGACCCGTCAGCAACATAGGTGTCGGAAACTGAAGTACTACAGTTTGCATCAGTTCTAAAAAAGTTAGATGCTTGACAGAACGATGAATTATTAAAGTACATTGTTTCAAAACGAGTTGGATTACAAGCTAACGTCGGTGAGCTTCCTGTAGACATATTGTTTATAGCAAAACAAGTTGGTGTAGGTGGACTCGGTGGCGGCGTAGGCGGTGTA